ACAGGTAAGTCCCTGACACCTTTGGAAGCATTGACCTTATTTGGTTGCTTCCGGCTAAGCGCAAGGATATTTAATTTAATTGCTTACGGAGTGCCAATAGAATCTAAAATGATTGAATTAAATGGAAAACGTATAGCGCAATACACAATTAAAAAGCGATGACAAAAACAGAATTAGCCTCAGAATTGCAAATAAGACAAAGCCTAAAATACCTGACTTATTTAGCAATGCAAGAGGTACTACTTGAAAACTACGAGGATTGCAGATTCTTAAAAGTATTCAATGAGAACCTTCATAAAAGACATAAAAAGCTAGTAAAAGGATTAAAACATAATTCTAATTTTGCTTACGCATTCATCCAGAAAGATGATAAAGATCAGGAAGCAATTAAGCAATTTCACAACTTCACTAACATATTTGAAGTCCTACACAATGCAATAGACAAAGGCGGAAATCTATTCGGTGACTGCTTAGATGCAATGGATCAGGTGATGATTAAACAAGGTTTAAAAGAAGATGGGGATAAGTAAATGTTTTGATTTTATCAGAAAAAAGAAGTATATTTGAATTCAAATCAGGGAAATTTGAGGTAGGAGCCAAATTTCTTTGTCAGGTTAATGTTAACCTTAGCCCCTTTCGACTCCTACCGATTGGGGCTTTTTCTATTTAAAACCATGCAAAAAATTGAGATTGAAGTTTTTACAGAAGCATTCCAGATAAAAATGGATCACAGTTATTGGGTCATTATATATTCTGAAGATGATGAATCTAGTATTAGGGCAGTTGTTTGGTATGATCATGAAAAACAAGAGTTACAAGATGCATTAATGGATTTTAAGCCATTTATTATTGAAGGTAAAATGATAGGTTGGTCGCAAATTCCATTTTTTATATAATGGACTTAAGAAGATCAATAAATACGAAAATATGGGATGATGTTTGGTTTGAATCCCTTACAGGTGAAGAAAAGCTGGTTTGGCTTTACTTGCTGACAAACAAAAATACCAATATGCTAGGTGTTTATGAGTTGTCTGAAAAAAAGATAGCTTTTGAAATTGGCTTACCATTAGAAAACATTCGGAAGGCTTTTAAATCCTTTGAAAGCCAAAAGAAGGGTAAATATATCAATGGGTATGTGGTTTTATTTAATTGGATCAAAAATCAGTCATACAATACCAATATGAAAAAATCAGCCTTATCAGATTATCAGAAATTACCTACTAACCTGAAAATCAGCATAAAAGCCGTAATTGAATTTAATCTTACTGAAGCATTCGGAACCCTTTCAAAGGATTACCTAATCCTTCCTAAAAATGAAAAGGAAAAGGAAATAGAAGATGAAAGTGAAAACGATATTCATGATCAGATAATCGATTCATTATTGAAGTCAGAAAAATGGATTGAGGTAACTGCTAAAAACTCTAAAAGAGAAGTTCAAGAGATAAAAATATTGCTGGATGAATTTAGAATTGAATGCGTAGTTAGAAGCAACTTAAAGGAAAATGAACCAGAGGCAAAAAATCACTTTGCTAATTGGTTGCTGAAAAAATCACAGGCTGACAAGGTGAATGAATTAAAACCTAAGTATGCACTATCCACAATCAAAGACAACGACTTTTAAATGAAAAAAATAGACCTAGCCAAACTGAACCGATCAAACAAAGATATTTGGGCTTTGATCGACATTGGATTGAAAACAAAGAACTTCGCAATCCTTGAAAAGAACCTTAAAAGATTACATGGCTTGCAGTCTCATTACATTGATCTACTGAATGCAAATGATTACGAGGTGGTAAGCCTTCAAAATGATTTAGATGCCGTCTCCGCTGTTAATTATGAATTTGAGAAGGATTGGTACATAGGGGTAGCAAAGAGGAATGGGAATTATGACAGGCTAAAAGAACGGATAGACGAAATTTTTAAAACATGAAACAGAAATCAGAAAAACTATTTGATCTTAATTTTTGTGAAGGATCAATTAAAACTTTTGCAGGACAGAAAGATTCAATGCTTCAAATGTTTAGGAATGGAAAGGAACCCGGTTCTAAAACGTATGTTCGAGACATTGACGAAATCAGTTCCAACGGATTTAAAAACAAAATGTGGTCTTGGAGGTCTGGAGAATTTAATATCTGGACAGGTTACAATAACGAAGGTAAAAGCCAATTCCTGATCTTTCTTTGTGTTTTGAAGGCAATTAATGAAGGCTGGAAATTCGCTTTCTTCAGTCCTGAAAACTATCCGCCGGATGAATTTTTCGACGATATTATCCATACGATCACAGGGAAAAGCACCGATAAGAACTATAAGAACTTTGATTTGACTGAAGCCGAATATTTGAAAGCCTTTGACATGGTGAAGGATAATTTCTTTTTTGTTTACCCTGAAAAGGATGGACAGCCAGATTTTAGAATAGAACAAATCGAATCGGTCTTTGAATACTTGGTTTGGGAAAAGGGAGTGAAAGCGGTAATAGTTGATCCTTACATCAAGATCAGGCATGAAATGGGGCCGGGAGAGCCTGAACACCTTTATGCCTCCCGTTTTATGATGGATAGGATTAACTTTACAAGGAAAAACAATGTAAGCTATCATTTGGTCATGCACCAAACGACACCGAGAAAGGAACAGAACGGAAACTATCCGGCTCCAAGTCTTTACCAAATCAAGGGCGGTGGTACATTTGCGGATAGTACGGATAATTCAATTTCAGTGTGGAGGCCAAACCGAGGGACTGACCCAAATGATACAACGGTTATCATCAAATCGGATAAGATTAAAAAGCAAAAGTTGGTAGGCATCCCATTTGAATCACAGATTGATTTTAACAGGAAAAGGAACAGATACATAGGAAAGGATGGCTTCGACTACTTTGAAGGCGTGGCAGTACCTAAAAACGAGCCTAGCGGGATTCAAATCCAAAACAATAACGTATTCAAGCAAAGCACTGCATTTTCAGACTTTGAATTAACCAAAACAGAAACAAATCCACCGTTTTAAATTATGGACACAAAAAAGATAATTGACACCTTAGCCCTATTGGAGCATCAATTGGATTCTGCTAATGAAAGGGTAACAGACCCGTTTTATGCCGACATCAAAGATTGGCTAGGTGAGAAGATTGACAAATTAGAAAAAGAGATTTACAAACTAAAATTAAAACTATGAGCGAACAGACAAAGATTTTCGCAGGTTCAGGAAAGGTGATTAGCACTCAGTACGGACAAATGACAAAATTAAGTTTCAGCAGATCCGATTTGCAAAAGCTGTTGGAGTATTGCGATTCAGACGGCAACGGATGGGTGAACCTTGACTTGAAAGAGAAAAAGGATAAGATCGAAGGAAAGCCGACCCATTATTGTGAGGTGAACCAATACAAGGGATCAGGGACAGCACAAACTCCAAAGGCTATGAATCAGGCTCCGGATAATACGTTTAGCACTTCTGACAGTTCGGGAGATACTTTGCCCTTTTGATGCTTCAAATTCACTTAGACCAAAAGCCATTATCTGTTAATGAGGCTTGGAAGGGGAAAAGATTTAAAACAGATAAATACAAATCCTTTGAAAAGGCTGTATTGTTTCAAATGCCTGCTAAAAAAATCAACCCTGAATTACTGCTCAGGGTTGAGCTTTTCTTTGGGTTCAGTTCATCCTTATCCGACATTGACAATCCTGTGAAGATGATTCTGGACATAGCCCAAAAGAAGTACGGTTTCAATGATCGTAATATCTTTGAACTGAATATCAGGAAATGCAAGGTTGAGAAGGGAAAGGAATTCATTGATATAGGGATTTACAATCTTTTGCCTTTTGAGTGAAAATAATATTAGGAATAGATTAAAATCTAATAAATAGCTTTATATTTACGGAAACAAACAGACACAAAATGGAATACTTAGAGTTTATCGAGCGCAAAAAGCACTCACTCGGAAACTTTGGATTTCAACCTTTATTCATTCCTGAAATGGCTTTTGACTTTCAAAAGTACACAATCGAAAAGGCAATGATTAGAGGCCGAAATGCAAACTTTCTGGACACCGGATTAGGAAAGACACTGATTCAATTATCACTAGCCTACAACGTAGTGCTAAAGACAAATAAACCAGTCCTGATACTTACGCCTTTAGCGGTTGCTTTTCAGTTTATCCTAGAAGCTGAAAAGTTGGGAATTGATGATATTGAATATTCAAAAGACGGCAGGTTTACAAAGAAGATTGTTATTTGCAATTATGAGCGATTGCATTATTTCAATTCATCAGATTTTGAGGGGGTTATTTGTGATGAAAGCTCCATTCTGAAAAACTTTGACGGCCAGATAAAAGCTCAGGTAACATCATTTGTAAAAAAGATCCCTTATAGGTTCCTTTCAACAGCAACACCTAGCCCAAATGATTTCATAGAATTAGGGACAAGTTCGGAGGCTTTAGGACACATGGGTTACATGGATATGCTTACCAAGTTCTTTAAGAATAATCAGAACTCAGTTGATTCAACAAATAGAAACATAGGGGAAAAGTTTTATCTAAAGCCTCATGCTGAAAAAGACTTTTTCTCATGGGTTAATCAATGGTCAATTATGGCCAAAATGCCAAGTGATTTAGGTTTTTCAGATGAACGGTATCATTTACCTGAATTGATTACCAGAAAGCATGAGGTAAAAAATAACTCGATGGTAGATATTGACGGACAAATACAAATGTTTGTACCTATTGCAAAATCAATGTCAGAGGTTAGGTTTGAGCAAAAACAAACTGAAAAACAAAGGTGCGAGAAAGCGGTAGAATTAGCCTCTGGAAAAGTTTCGGTTTATTGGTGTAATACAAATCAGGAAAGCAGTTACCTGAAAGAAATGGATAAGGATGCGGTTGAGATTATTGGTAGTCAGTCAATCGACCGTAAAGAAGAGATTCTAATGGCATTTGCGAATAAGGAAATAGACCGGATAATTACCAAGGCTAAAATGACTTCGTTTGGTTTGAATTGGCAACACTGCAACCATACGGTATTTTTCCCGACATGGAGTTATGAGCAATATTATCAGGCTATCCGTAGATTTTGGAGGTTTGGCCAGAAAGATAAGGTAACGGTTGAATTGGTTATTTCAGACGGTCAAAAGCGAGTTATTGACACTCTACAACAAAAGACAAAGAAAGCAATTGAACTACATGAGAACCTTACCAAAAACGTAAACGGATCATTCGTAAACAAAAGAAAAGACTTTAACAAAGAAATAATTAAACCATCCTTTTTATGAAAACAGACAACAAAGTAAAAGATCAGGTAGTAACCGATAAGTATGCCATTTATAATTCAGATTGTATGCTCGTAATGCCTACACTTGATAAGGAAAGTATAGACCTTTCAGTTTATTCACCTCCATTTGCAGGGCTTTACAACTATTCAAGTTCAGAAAATGATTTTAGTAACTGCGAAAGCAAAGAGCAATTTTTGGATCAATACGAGTTTCTTATCAAAGAGATTTCAAGAGTAACAAAGCCGGGTAGAATATCAGCCGTTCATGTTACGGATGTATTTGATAATACTTGTAGGCTTTGGGACTTTCCAAGTGAGGTAATTAAGCTACATGAAAAGCATGGGTTTGAATATCGAAATAGAATCACAATCTGGAAAGAGCCTTTAAAAGTTAGGATGCGTACTATGGTTCAATCCTTAATGCATAAATTCATTATGGAAGATTCTACTAAATGTTTTACCGCTATGCCTGACTACGTTTTAGTATTTACAAAGAAAGGCGAAAACCAAGTGCCAGTAATACATCCTTTCGGAATGAATGAATATTTTGGGGAAACTCCAATACTTCCAAATATTTTAAGGGCTTGGAATAATGCCAATGATGCTAATCTAAATGAAGAGCAACTTTGGGAGCATTTAAAGAAAACAAATGAATCGGATAAGATTACAAAACTGAATCACTACGTTTGGCAAAGGTATGCCTCTAGCGTTTGGGATGATATAAGGATTGACAATGTTTTACCTTTCAGAGATTCAAGGGAAGAGGATGACGAGAAGCACGTACACCCATTGCAATTGGATGTTATTGATAGGTTGGTAGAATTGTATTCTAATCCGGGAGAGGTTGTATTGACTCCATTTATGGGAGTAGGTAGTGAAGTGTTTAGCCCTGTTTCAATGGGCAGAAAAGCGATAGGAATCGAGTTAAAGGATAGCTACTATAAGCAGGCTATTTTAAACCTTAAAGAGGCTGAGAAAAGATTTAAGCAAAAGGAAAAGCAGGCTTCTTTATTCTAGACTTAATTAAGCAATAACAAAGAATCAAATAAAAACCTTTATATTTGGTAATCAATAAAGCAGAAACGACATGAGTTTAGAAGAAGGAAAGATGATTAAGGCGGCCAGAAAAAGGCTAAAATATACCCAGATAGAATTTGCTAATCACATTGGTATTTCAGTAGACCCAATCCACCGTCTGGAAAATGGCGGGGAAGGGGTCTCCCTGGATAACTTACGAAAGATCACTGAAGCGGTTGGATTAGAGGTAGTAATCAGGGAAAAGTAATGGCTCAATTACCAAGGTCTAAAACTGATTACAGCCTCGAAATTAGGTACAGGCTAAAGGATGGTAGTTGGTCTGATTGGCTGAATAAAGGATCTGGTACGTTTCAGGATATTTCAATAGTTCAGAAACAGATCCGGCTTTTAGCTTCACAGTATCAGAATCGGGAAAAGGAAATCAGATTTGAGTATAAGGGTAAACTTTGCGGTTTTGATGGATCAGAAACAGGTGAGGTAATTAGATTAGATTAAAGGATAGCCAGTTAGCGTAATCGGGAATGAATACCGACTAGGATTAACGTACCTGTAAAGGGTTGATGAGGGTTTGAATCCCTCACTGGCTACGACCTCGGTTTCTAGTAAACAGATTGGCAATTAGATGACAGCTCGGAAAGACGAGCACATGGAGTATCTGGGGAACCGTAAGGGTTGAATCTGTAATTCTCTACTATCGAGTTAGATTACCTGAGAAGTGATGGCAGTTCGATTCTGCATACTCCACTTGGTTATTTTGGGTTTAATTGTTGATAAAAGCACAGGGACTTTCTTTGTGCTTTTTTTCTTAAATTTGGATATGCAAGCAGGGAGACATAAGCAAGCGTTAGATTTACCGGAAAATTGGTATAATGAAGTTTTAGACCTATACAGTGAGGGAGGCTCAGATGTAGAGGTTAAAGCCTTAATTTATGGTTGGAGAAAAAGCTTTTCAAATGATTTGTGGGAAAGATGGATTAAAGAAGAAGTTCAATTTTCGGAAACCATAAAAACAGGGAGGCTATTATCAGAGGCTTGGTGGTCAAAGTCAGGAAGGAAAAACCTAGAGAATAAGGACTTCAGTTATACCGGATGGTATATGAATATGAAGAATAGATTTGGTTGGACTGACAGAGTAGCTAATGACCTTACAACGGGAGGCGATAAGATAGCCCCTCCAATATCATGGATTTCTAGCGGAGAATGATTATATTTGTTAATCGAGTCGTAGCGATAACAAGAACTAAAAACCAAATGCCTCATGGATAAGGACTACGACCCTTTGAAGTGGGGCGGTTTTATTTATGGAAAGCTGGAAAGATATTATTGAATTTAATAATGAATATCAAATTTCTAATATTGGAAGAATTAGAAGTAAAGATGCAATAATTATGAGATCAAATGGATCGCCTCATACAAGGAAAAGCAAGATTTTAAAACCTGCTTTGGATGGCGGATATTTTAAGGGTTCTGTTTCAATTAATAAAAAACTAGTGCCTTACAGAATACATAAACTTGTTGCAAATGCCTTTGTTGATGGAAAAAAAGACAGATTGGAAGTAAATCACATTAATGGAATTAAAAGTGATAATAGATCCGAAAATCTAGAATGGGTTTCTAGATCGGAAAATATGATTCATGCTATAAAAACAGGATTACTACCAGTTACAAGGGGAAGTCAAAGAACGCAATCTAAAATGAATGAGGATACGGTTAGAGAGATTTATAGATTGAAATCGCAAGGCATTCAAAGAAAAATAATTGTTGAAAAATTAGGAATAAGTATTCATATGTATAAAGACCTGATGAGGGGTAAAACATGGAAGCACGTTTAGAACTCATTGATTCGTATAAGCCTTTATTTATTAATCCACCTGATACAAGATATTTTCTCGTAACTGGATCAAGGGGGTCTGGGAAATCCTATACAGTTAACTTATTTCTTTTAAACCTCACTTACGAATCAGGTCATATTATTTTATTTACTAGATATACTTTAGTTTCTGCTTTTATTTCAATCATTCCGGAATTCATTGATAAAATAGGAATTCTTGGAAAGGCTAATGACTTTGATATAACTCAATCAGAAATAATTAATAAAAAAACAGGATCAAAGATTTTATTTAGAGGTATAAAAACAAGTTCAGGTGTAAATACCGCAAATCTTAAATCAATATCAGGGGTTACTACCTTTGTTTTGGAAGAAGCTGAAGAATTAGTAGATGAGGATGTATTTGATAGAATAGATTTATCTGTAAGGGATAAAAATCATCCAAATCGTGTAATAATGATTATGAACCCGTCATTTAAAAGCCATTGGATTTATAATAGATTTGTTTTAAATCATAATAAAAACGTATGCACTCATATTCATACTACCTATTTAGATAATAAATCTAATCTTTCAAACTCATTTATTGAACAGGCTGAAAGAGTAAAGTCTGAAAATTTACATAGGTATGAACATCTTTTTTTAGGTAAATGGCTAGATGATGCTGAAGGTCTGCTTTGGAATAGGTTAATGATTGACAGGTGCAGGATAAGCCAACGGCCTGAACTTGTACGGATAGTAGTATCAATTGATCCTGCGGTCACAGCCTCATTAGAAAGCGATGAAACAGGGATAACTATATTGGGTAAAGATTCAGAAGGTAGGGGCTATCTATTAGAGGATTTATCTGGAAAGTATAGCCCTAATGAATGGTCAAAGGTCGCTACTCAGGCGGTTAAGAATTGGGGTGCTGATTGTATCGTAGCTGAAAAGAATCAAGGAGGGGACATGGTCGAGTCAATGATTAGACAGCATGACAAAGTTACGCGCGTGATCCTAGTTACAGCCACAAAAGGAAAGTATGTAAGGGCTGAACCTGTTTATTCCATGTACGAGCAAAACAAGGTTTTCCATGTTGGAACCTTCCCAATCCTTGAAAGGCAAATGATTAGCTTTGATCCTGAAAAGGGTAAATCTCCGGATCGGGTTGATGCTTTGGTTTGGGGATTTACAGAACTATTATTGAAAAAAGAATTAAACTTCGCAGTATGGATAGATTAAGAATTAAGGGTTATTTGATCCTGATAGTGGTTTTGTTTCTGATTGTGGCATTTGTTGCTTCAAGTCTAAACCCGTTTGCATGGCATTGGCTAGGCCGTTTGATAATTGTTTTGGCTTTTATCGGGATTACGGTCTTTATGGAGTTGAAGTATGGTGAAAAATAAACTAAAATAAAAATGAAGCTGAACGAAAAGGAATTTCTTGATGTAGAATTGCAAATGGGTATTTGCTATTCAAATGTTGATTTTAAAAATTTAGCCCATCAAACGGCTGACTATGTTAAAACACATAATCCAAAGTTAGTAATAGACTATGGATGTGGAACAGGTGCTTATTCTCAAGCTATGTTTGAAAAAGGGTTAAACGTATTAGCTCAAGATGTATCAAAGGCTCATAGGGATTATGTCAAGGAAAATCATTCAGATGTTAAAGTTATTTCAAAACCAAAGAAAGCGGATTTTATGTGCTTTATTGAAGTTGCTGAACACATGACAGATGACGAGATAAAAACTGCCATTTCCTTGATTGATCCTGAAAAGATTCTATTTTCTTCAACTCCGGAATATACTGATCAAGATCAAGAATGGAATCACATTAACATTAAGCAGGAAAATGAATGGATATTATTTTGGGAAAATTTAGGATATACTTTTATTGAATACCCTAAAACCCCGACACCCTGGGCGATGCTGTTTACAAAGAAATGATAGACGCTAAAGATTTAAAGATCGGGAATTTTGTTTTCGATTCAGATCGAGAAAACCCGTATTACTATACAGTTGAAAAAATTCAATCAAAAGAATATTCAGAATCAGCTGAGGAAGAACAAAATGAAATAATAGGAAGAATTGAGGGGTCAATAGATGGTTTCTATGACATAATTCCTTCACCAATCCCACTCACAGAAGAATGGTTGATTATGTTTGGGTTTGAGAATATTCAAAGAGGTTTATTTAAATTGGATGTTCTTAATTATGGGCGTATAAATGTCCATACCACAAAAAGTTCTGTTTTAGTTGAATTAGGCACTTATAGCCATAATTTATTTGGAGATACAAAAATAAAGTATGTTCATCAGCTTCAAAACCTTTACAAGGCACTTACAAACGAAGAACTAGAGTTAAAATGAACCTAATCTATTTCATTTACTTTAACGGAAAATTGAACCACTACCATGAATTAAACCTCCAATACCTTAGAAAGTATTGGGGGCTTTTTTCTGGTCAAAAGGTGGTTAAGATAGCTGTTGACGGTGGATATGATATTAGCCAGATTCTGGAGCTATTACCGGATAACTGCCAATTTGAGTTAGTTAAAAACGATCCAAATCTAGGTGAGGCTAAACATTTTCTGAACTCATTTGATCAGGTAAGTGATGGGATGACTTTCTACGCTCACTGCAAAGGGGTGTCACGCCCAAAGATGGAAGGGTTAGACATTTGGATTAAAAACCTTTATGAAATTAATTTAAACTATGTTCCAGACCTTAGCCATAAACTATTCTCAGGCATTTGCGGAAAACTTTTACCATGTCCTCCTTACGTTCCTGAACCGTTTCACTATTCAGGCTCTTTTTATTGGTTCAATACATCCAAGGTTAAAGAGCGGTTAAAAGCGATTGAATACAACAAGTATCTGACGGAACGATTCCCTGCCATTATCGCAAAGCAAGATGAATGCTTGTTTGGGATCATGTCGAGCGATAAGAATCTGAACTTTTACGATATAAGGACATGGAAATCCAAATACGGATAAATTAATCAAATTGCTTTATATTTGAACAATAAAGATTTAGCCAAAATATGATAGATGCACTTGTGAAGCTTTTAGGGTATCAGAATAACCCTATAACGTACCAAAACCAAGAAGAGGTAAACAAGCTCTATCAGGCATTTTTTGGAGCCTACAACCTTAATGGTACGGTCACATGGCTAGATAATAACGCTCAGACCTTCATAGACGAAGGGTATAAAGGCAATGCTGCCATTTATTCAATCGTGAATAAAATCATGATGAAGGATGCTGAACCGCCTTTGCAAGCATTTAAAGAGACATCTAAAGGTAAAAAGAAGTTTGACAAGTCAGTAAAATACAAAGGTACTCCGCTATCAATCGCAGAGGCTAGGCTATACCTAAAAAAGGAACTGACTTTGGTAGAGGGAACAGATTTGACGGCTTTATTGGCTAAACCGAACAAATCACAAACTCAATACTCATTTCTGCAAGATGTTTCGATGTATTGGAGGCTTACGGGTGAATTTTTCATTTACGGGGTTAAAATAGGACTTGGCAGGGATGCTAATAAGTTTAGCGAGATTTTCGTGTTACCGTCGCACTTGGTTGAAATCGTTCAGGGCGATATGTTTCAGCCTGTTAAAGGGTATAAATTCAAAGTAGGTGATCAGATGGTAGTTTTACAGCCGGATGAGGTTTTGCACGTTAAGACACCAAATGCCACTTGGAATTTGCAAGGTTCACAGCTTAGAAGTCAGTCCGCTTTATTAGCTGGATTGAAGTACCTGCAAAAGAATAACGAATCTATTGCATCCCTTTACAGGGCAATGCAAAATGAGGGCGCAAAAGGCTTCGTTTCCCCTGATATGAAGAACCCTGAGGAATGGTTTACTCCTACTCAGTTATTGGAGCTTAAACAGCAAATTCAAAAAGGTGTTGAGGGCGCAATGAATAAGAATAAGGTTTCGACCTTTGGCGTTCCGATCCGATATACTGACATTGGAAAAACTCCGGTAGATATGGACACATTGGCGGGAATGGATCAGGACTTTAAAATGTTCTGCAATCTTTGGGGGGTCAATCCTGCTATATTCTCAAGCGATCAGAAATATGATAACATGGGCTTTGCGTTAAAGGCTTTGGTAACGGATGTATCCATGCCATTTTTGAAGCAATTGGAGCAGGGACTTTCTGATTGGTTGCTTCCAAGGTATCCAGGCGAAGCTCAGTATCTGGAATTTGATACTACCGTTTACGCTGAATTACAGCCGGATATTAAGATGATCCTTGAGACTTATGGAAAGCATCCTGCATTCACTTGGAACGAGATCAGAGTAATGCTTGGCTTTGATGAGATTGAAGGCCCTGAAGGTTCAACGTATTGGGTTCCGACTAATCTTATTCCTGCTCAGGATGCACTATTAGGTAATCCAGATTTTCAGGACTTTCAAGCGTAAAAAATAATTGATTTATTTTTGGGGGTTGTATTGTTTATTCTAATTTATTTCTTAGATTTGAATAAGCAAAACGGACAAAATCATGAAAGTAATAATCGGAAAAGTAGAAGGAGCCACAAATAGAAAAGGCCAAAAGCAAAACAAGACTTACAATCTGATTCCATCAGAAAGAAATTGGTTTAAATCTGATTGCGGAATGAATATCTTGAATGTTAATGGTGATTGGTCTTTAATAGGAATGATGAAAGGAATGGGAAGAATGACATACACCAAAGAATTTACAATCGAATATTAAATCATAACGGGAGCCTAAAAACTCCCTTTCCTTTATGCCATCATTCAACCCAAATCAGATAAGGCTAGCAAATAACCGAGCAATTTTGAGATATGACAGGATAGGTACAAAACTATTCTTAAACGCTCTCAAGGCTCAGGCGGTTAGCTTTGATCCTAAGTTGATGACTGATGCCTATATTGAGTTCTATCAGTACGTTTTCGTTGATTCAGCAAAGCGCGAATACGACCAGATCAGAAAGCAAGAGTTTCAGAAAAAGGACTTTACAATAGATTCATTTTTCCTAAGCACTTGGAAAGCATGGATTCGGCAGTAT